TCGTGAATTTGACAGGTTAAATCTAATCTGTCAACTGGTAATCTAGAGCCTTTACTGGTACTAGATTGGATCTTACCGTCGGAATAATATAAACCGCAGTAATTCGTAGAAAAATCCGTACTTGCGGATTTAAATAAACAAAATTTTACCCTACCTAACCTACCTACGTGAGATAAGATTATTGGACACTTTCGTATCCTTTAACCTTATATCTCCAGTATGATATGGGATGACACAGGGATTCATCAACCAATTCTGGATGATGCTCCCTCAAATATGCAAACATCTTCTTAAGAACCTGGTAAACACCATGGTCCCAGCACCAATTCATCATGTGACTGCCTAAAGCAGCACACAAATCCTCAGATTTTGTATTCTTAAGAGCAAAAAGATGCTTCGTAAAACGGCATGGCTTATATTCAAGCACGCCGCTTTTCGAATTGAGCAAAAATTTGGTACTAAAGAACTCAGCCCCGTGCATACTATCATGCTTTCGGAACTGAGTAACTTTTACCCCTAGCTGGTCATACTCAAACAGACACCGATCCACGTCGAAATCTTTGTCCAAGCCCTGGAGAATATCATCACCGCCGACTATTATCGGCGATCGTAAAATCTCGTCATCGGATTGACCCATTCTAATAGATACAAGTAAATGCAACACTAATTGAGCTAACGAATTTACAAAATAAGTAAGAACCCATCCGCTTTTCATTATACCCCCCACCTTCATTTGGTATCTAGCACCATTTGAACATCGGTAAACAGAGTCATAACACACTTCACGGACTGCCTTCTCCACATCAGTTAAGTACATAGAATAATCATCATCACTCATACCGGGCGGTTGAATTGCAAGATTTTTGATACAAGAAATAACTATTTCATAAACATAGTCAAACATATTAAAATCCCAATTACTCTTGTCAGTCTCTAAAACTTCACCAGAGAAACGTCGCCAAATGTTTTCAACGTCACCCGGAACCTGCGGACTCATGAAAACAATAGGCGACTTCCGCCAACACTTTACAGCCTGCGCTGTCAACTCATTGAACAGCGCCTGATGTTTAAGCATTTTGTGTAAAGGCATACAGGTTATAATGCGCAGCATACCCGCATCAAGCTTAGATCGCT